CTGTGCGACCACACATTACAAGTCCAGAGCAATGGGGATTTAGTAGGATTTATGCTTTTGTAAATAAGATTGAAGGCAATAAAATGTTGGACCACGACACCGACCTTTTGCTAAAACTTTAAATTATTTAATCGTTAAACTTTAGGAATAAATAATCTAACAGTAAATAATATGGAACCTCCTGCGACCCCTCGCCCTCCAAAAACCCCTCGTACCAAGAAACCACCGTTTGACTTAAATAATTTGATTGATTCTAAAAATATCACAGAGTCATCTAAAAAACTCTATAAGGCAAACTTTGTAAGACTAAATGACGGACAACCGGTTACAAACCTTAAGTTTTTGCTTGACGCAGAAGCGATTGATGAAAAACTTAAACAATATAAACCAAACACCCAACGCAACTATATTATTGCGATTACAAGTCTTTTAGCAGATTTAAAGAATCAGGATAAACGGTATAACAAACCATATCGGTCATATTCTCATAAGTTAGAATCTATGAATGCTGACCTTAAAGATGCGACTGCCAAAACACCATCTGAAAAAACCAATTGGTTAACACAGAATGAAGTAATTGAACGGTTTGAAGAACTTCGTGGGGTGATTGATGAAATTAAAAACAAGAAAAAAATCACACCTGAAACCTATGATAAACTACTTGATTTAGTAATCCTTGGTCTATTTGTCCTACAAAAACCACGCCGCAACAAGGACTATCAGTTTTCTAATATTGTTAAGGAATACAGCGAACCAGTCTTTGGAAAAGAGCATAACTTTTTAGACTTGGCAACTAAATCATTCATCTTTAATAATTATAAGACTGCTGGAACTTATAAAACACAGACTCAACCAATTTCCCCAGACCTTTTAGATATTATCAGTCTATACTTAAAGTTCCATCCAAAAAAGTCTGAACTTACAAATACTTCATCTATTCCTTTTTTAGTAAAGTCTGATGGGACTGAATTAGTACAAATTAATGATATCACACGCCGCCTCAATAAAATCTTTGGAAAGAATGTAGGCAGTTCAATGCTACGAAAAATATATTTAACCGGTAAGTATGGGGGTGCTTTAGAGACTCTTAAAACTATGAAGACTGATGCCTCTGCGATGGGTACTTCGCCATCTACAATTGAAAACAATTATGTAAAAACATCATAAAATAAAATAATACTAGATATTATAGATGTCGCAACTAAACTCATTCGCTCGGGCACAGAATCCTGATTTCGTATATTTTGATATTGTGAATACTAATGCCAAATCCTCAAATAGTGAACTGCCTGATTTACGCTTTGTAGAAACCCGTGCTTCTCCAATTATTGCTAACACCGGTGATTATAGAATGTCTATTGTTAGATTTTCTGTTGATACACCTAATCTTCCAGTATTAATAGTTCAACCACGTCCTAATAGTATTTTTTATACAATTTATGAAGTTGCTGTTAATGTTCGTACCCGTACAAACACGCCTCTAATTGCTCCTAACCCAATAGTTTTAACTGGTATAAGTTATGCCCTTAAATGGATTCCAGATGATGAAACCGCACAAGAACCAGTAACAGCACCAAATAAGTTTACTGCTCTTACCCCATATTATTGGTGTCATAGTTATCATTGGTTTATTGATATAGTAAATAATTATTTAAAACGGGCACACGATGCCACATTATCAGCGTGGCAATCCAGTGTTGGTCTTCCTACTATTGAATATGATTGGATGTTAGTGCCTCCACGATTTGAATGGGATTCAGCAGCACAGGCACCAATATTATATGCTACTAATTTTTATAATAAAGCAAACTTTCCATTTGCTTGTAATTTTTCGTCAATAGGTCCAACCCTACAAACTTCTCCCTCTGGATTTACTGGTCCTTTTCCACCATTATTTGAAATTGCGATGAATGGACCACTTCACGCACTATTTAGTGGTTTTGCTTCCCATCCTATTAATTATAAACCTGCTGTTATTAGTCCACCAAGTGTAGGTCCCCCATCTACACAATGGTTTGGTTTAGTAGTAGAGAATACTAATATGGACGGACACGCTTGGAGAGTTCAATCCACGGAGACATCTTTAATAACTTCTACTAACCCAGGACACGATAATTCTATACAGATTCCATATTTACCACCAACTAATACAACATCAGGTCCTGCTGGCGGAACACAAATATTTCCAGCATATTCCGCCCAATATAGAGACCCTTACTATGGTATTATTATTAGACAAGCAAGTGAAGTTGCGTGTACCGAGATATGGTCTCCTATAGCAGCAATCGTATTTACAAGTAATTTGCTTCCAATTGTTCCCAATCAACTTTCCAATCCAATTGTTTATAATGAAGGGATTATTCTTTCACAGGCGGCAGATAATAACTTCGCCCAAATTATTACAGATTTAGCAAGTAATGAGTATGGGTATAGATGTAATGTTTTATATACACCTACTGCCGAGTTTAGGAGAATTGAACTTACTGGCAATACTCCTTTAACCAATTTAGATGTGAACGTGTTTTGGCGTAGCAAGTTTGGGGAACTTATTCCATTTAGACTTTCTTCTGGTGCTTCAGCATCAATTAAGTTCTTGTTTGAACGAAAACCAAATATTCGTGAAAAGTTTGCTTCAATGGACCTAGATTAGTGTGGGGAACCAAGGTTCCCCTACGACCCCTCCTTTTTAACCGGTTAAGGGAACATAATTTAAATTATTAGAAGGTCTAATAATTTAAAAGCGTTAAAACTATAATTTTTTTTCTTTTGTTAGTATATAACCTATGGCAGACTTTAAGACTACGCTAATCAAGGATTCCCGCATCGCTGATATCACAGACCAGTTAACTTATGCGGTTCAATCTGGTGCTTCCTCTAACACATACCAGCAATTTAGTGCTGTTACATCTACCAACTCCAGTTTAACCTTCAACGTTCAAGTCCCCTCTGAGAATATTATTGTAAATCGTGAAGTGCTTATCCGCACTAAACTTTATTTTACTCTTCACATTACAACTGGTGTTGACCCTGGTGAAGTGCCAATTCCAACTGGTGTTACTGCTATCTCATATGGCATCACTGACTCCTTTGCCCCCTTTCCACTCAATCAGTTATTTACTACTTCCTCGTGCCAAATTAATAACACTAATGTTAGTGTGAATACACAGGATGTGCTTCCAGCGGTGCTTCAGTTATGCGACCAGGAAGATTTCCAGAAATATTTAGGAATGACACCGGTTATGCCCGACTCTTACTATAAGTATTTCGCAAATGCGACGATGAATCCCAATAACCCTATGTCAGCATTTGGTTCTGGTGTAAGTACGCAGTCACTTGTTCCAGATGCGGTTCGTCGTGTTTCTAACCCAGGCGGTGCTGGTTATGATAACAAATTACTTCCTCGTGGGTCTTTTGCCCTTGATGACTGGACTGTATTTTCAGACAATGCGGATACTTTAATTGTTCCGGATGCCGACCCAACACGATTTGTAGTATATGTCTCAGCAACTGTTACTGAACCTATTATGTGCTTATCGCCATTTATTTATGGTTCGCCAGAATATAACTCGCAGGGTTTAGTAGGAATTAATGCGATGTCGTTTGTATTTAATATTGACTCACAGGTAAAACATATGTGGTCTAGTGCTTTTGGTACTAGAGTAACTCTTGGTTGGGTCAATCCTTTCCCAGCAACAGCAGCATTTAACCCGCCTACCGCTCACCCTCAATGCTTTGAGCGTTCTGAACTATTACTCAATTTCCTCAGCACTCAACCAACTGATTTAATTAGTGCTCGCAATGTGGTTCCATATATGGACCTTCCACGCTATATTACCCGGGCACAAAATGCGGTTGCTATTGTTCCTAACGCAACTCAAATTATTACTTCTAATAACATCCAAATCAATCAACTTCCAGATTATTTTATTGTATATGCTCGTAATCCCGTGAATACTCAGCAGCAGGTCACAAGAGAGGCAGACTCATTTTTAGCAATTACAAACATCACAGTCAATCTTAATAACACTTCTGGTCTATTAAGCAGTGCGACTCAGCAAGAACTGTGGAAAATCTCGGTTGCGAATGGTTCGCAGCAGTCATTTACATCATTTCAGGGTGTTGCTGCTGGTTCTACTCCAGTTCTTGGTTATACAGGCACCCCACCTACTGGTCCTCTTCCAGCAACTGGTGCTGGTAACCCATCACCAATTTATACTCCTGGTTCCGTGCTTGTTCTATCGCCTGCTATGGACCTCTCGCTGCCAGATTACTTAACAAGCGGTTCTATCGGTCAGTACAATTTTGCGTTCAACTTAACCGTTAGAAATAACAGTATTGAAAATGTGACTCCAGAGATTGTGGTTATCTGTGTGAACTCAGGAATATTTACAACTATCGCAGGGTCATCAAATGTTTACACGGGTATCCTTACAAAACAGATGGTTCTTGACACAAAAACATCTGGTCGTGATGACCCTATTACATCGGTCCAGTACCGTCGGTCGGTTGGTGGCAATTGGTTTATGAATGCCATCAATTCGCTTGCCAGCAACCCGCTCGCCCAGAAAATTGGAAATAAAGCAGCGGACCTTGCTATGAAGAAAGGTGAGGAAGTGCTAATGAAAAAACTTGGAATGGGTATGAGCGGCGGTGGTCGTTCGGGCGGCGGACGCTCGGGCGGTGCCTCTTCCAAACTCACGATGTGTTAAATAATTTAAATTGGTGAGT